GAGTACCCCACCACACGAGTCCCAAAAGGTCTCAGTGATGACGGTGCCCTCGCCCGGCTCTGGAAAACATCGCAAGAGAAACCAGAGACGCAAGGAAGTAGCCAAGCGAAAGCTAGTCGCTCCGAGTCTCTCCGCTTAATCGCGGAGGAACTCGACCTCACCAGAGTGGAAAGTATGATTCAGTCATCTTCCACTCCAGGTGTCCCATATTGTCGTTTGGGATCGACTAATGGGCAGGTTCTTGAATCCCACTCTGAGTATGTGAGGGAGTTGGTAGCGGACCGGTTTTTGACGATTGTTGAACACGGTGATGCTATCTTCTCGATGACGGCGGTGGAATTGGTGACCAAGGGCATCCGAGACGTAGTGCGTCTCTTTATCAAGGATGAACCACATACTGAAGCTAAGATAGCGGCCGGGAAACTGCGCTTGATATCTGGTGTTTCACTTGTGGATCAATTCTGGGAGCGTAAGCTTTCAGGTTTGCAAAACTCGGCTGAAATTAGCCATTGGCAGGAATGTCCCTCTAAACCGGGGATAGGTCTAGACGATGATGGATTGAGGTCTGTAGCACAGCAGATTGTGAGAGAAGACGTGGATACTGAGACAGATGTGTCCGGATTTGACTGGTCAGTCCAACAGTGGGAGCTGGAAGACGACGCAGAGTGCCGTAGGAGATTAACCGGTGCCAGCGCAGAATCGCTTTTTGCGTTTTTGCTGAAGGTACAAGCCTACGCTGTCAGTCTCTCAGTTTTCTGTTTACCAACAGGAGAGTTGGTCGCTCAAGATGAGGCAGGAATCCAGTTATCGGGTTCTTATAATACCTCATCCACTAATTCGCGGATTCGCGTGTTGATTACGCTCAACGCGCGTCTCATCAAGGCAGGACCAGGAGGAAATCTCCGAGGTCTTGCCAAACCAGGTGCTGCTTCTGTAGTATACCTAGTTGTTGATGGGAAACTCGTCGGACGTGTGGGCGTAATAGCCATGGGCGACGACTCGGTGGAGAAAGGCTTCGAGGGAATAAAAGAAGCTTTGGAATCAATGGGCCACAAGGTCAAAATGGTAAAGCAGAACTTAGGTTTTGCTGGTACTTCATTCTGTTCACACAAATGGTTTGAAGATGGGCTCGCTGAGCCCGAAACCGCCATCAAGACTGTGTTTCGATTCTTGTCACACCCTCACGGTTCACCAGACTACCCAGCCTGGTATTCGCAGCTTGCGTGGGTACTACGTAACCACCCGAACCGAGTTCATTTGCTGGGTGTTTCCCTTGGCCGAGCTGTGCGGCCAAATGACTTCGAAAAGTGCCAGACGGCGTGCTGCTAGGCAGCGCAATCAGAGTCAACAGCAATCGCAAGGAGGCGTTAGAACTATCACAGTCACATCAATGGCTACGATCGATAACGTGACGATAGCTGAGGGTATGTCGGCCCTGAACAAGAAGTTCAGGATCACAGACCTCCTCCAACTCCGGGTGCAACTTGCACCATTCTATGAGTTCCGCATACTGCGGACCCAAGCTACGATCCATAGTACGAGGCCGGGAACAGACGCCGGTTTGTTTGCAGCTCTGCTGTCACCAGTGGAAAGATCTGACCTAAACGAGTTAACGTTTGTGGTAGCTAACGGAGGCCATATGGCTTCTGTTACTTCGAGACAATATCGCACCAATGTTATTGGTGCTGAACCTTTGTTTCGTGTTATCACAGACACTGCGTCGGTTGGTAATTTCATGTTGGCAACATCTACAAAAGCGCCAGCGGGAGGTTTTAACCTCGGACTATTGGAATTTACGCATACGGTCCAAGTGCGGGGTCTTACTACGCCAATGGGGCTCGCCATCACAAGTGGAGGAGCCGGCGTGGATAAAGGCAAACAAACGGGATGAAACAAGAAGTACCGGAGAGGCGACCAAGAAATGCAGGACACAACCTGCTGCCTACTGGTCTGAAAGTGTGTGCTCGAATAAGGA